TACTATTCTTACAGCTTCAGGTATTAATTCATCAGTAAACCCACCAGATTTAATAATATTAACTAGTTCTTCTACAGATAAACCATCTTCTTTATTATAAGGATTATCAGCCACCGATACTCCTGAGACCAGCAACACTAGACTTAATAACATTGGCAACATTTCTTGTTTGTTCCCTTCTTTGATTTAAATCCATTTCAGGTTTAAATAGCTCTTTTACTTTATTTTGAAATCTTTGATTAGCATCAAATCCTGGTTGCGATACTACTGGACTTGTTGGTACAACTTCTTCTACCATTGTCTCTGTTTCAGGGTCAAATACTTTTTTCTTAGCATAACCTGGTTGTAAAGTATCGGTCAAAGCATCTATACCTTCATTAAATTCTTGTTCTTTTAGTCCTGCAAATATATTTGTAAGTATATCTATTTCAGATTGTGTAGGAGTTCTACCTATTTCTTGCTTTACAGTATTGATTACATCATTTGTTAATGTAACAAAATCTGGTTCTTGAAATTGTGGTAAGTCTGAAGGGTCAAATAAAGGACTTATAAGTATTTCATCTAATAAATTATTCCAATCAGTACCTATTTTGTTAGCTTCTCCCATAAGGTTGTACATAGCATTGTAAGTTGTTGACTGAATAAGTCCAGGTCTATACTCATCAGATTTTAAATAACCAGCAGTTTGTAATTTTTTTTGTAGTTTTTTTATATCGTTTTTGCTTGTTACATTATTTAAAACTACTCTCTCATCTCCTGGAAAATATATATCTTTTAATAAGACACCTTGACTTTGTAAATACTCAACAGTAGGTATACTAATTTTATCTTCGTCAACAAAATAAAATTGATTCATACCTATTGGTGCAGGGTAGTCCCCTATACCTCTCATTTTAGAGTACTTATCTACAAGATTAGTAATATCTTGAAGACCAATTACACCTTCAGGTGTAGATGTATCGTATGTATTTAGTTCTCTATTAGCAGTTTCTTCAATAGTTTCTTCTAATTGTTCAAGTATTATATTGTTATCTTCATGTCCAGGTTCGTGTGGCATTTATAATCCTATCTTTTTTTTCTTGCATAATTATTCTTCTCTATTATATTGTATCTCTTTTCTAAGCAAGTCATCATACAATACCAAAAATTCTGGTACTTCTGTTGACAATATTTTTGCGTAATCTCTAAGTATTTCTCTACCAAATTGTGCAACTTCTTTATCTGCGTTTCTAAGTCTACCCTTAGCATATTCTCTGCTATCCTCTGGTACTCTTCCAGCATCTTCAGATATAAGTTTTAATACCATATTTCTAGCTTCCATGTATTGATTTATTGCTGACCATACAGGAGTTACATCTTTTAAAGCTACATCTTTTGACATATTTTCTAGCTCCAATATATTTGCATTAATATCTGTGCTGTAAGGTTGCAATATATTTCTATCTAATATAACAGATAAATTTTCTCGCACATAAGGGTCTCCAAAAGGTAGCATTTGATTTAATTCAATCTTAGCTTTATCTCTAATAAGATTTGCTTCTAAACTGTAATCACCATCTAGTGGTTCTACTAAATTTCTTTTTATTAAACTGTATAAATACTTTTGTGATTCAACTAAAAATATTGCTGGGTCTATAGCTTGTAATTTATCAAGCAGATTAAAAAATTCTATTTCATCAAATGTTTTTTCATCTTGTATATTTGGTGTAAGATATACACCAGTAAGTGGATATTTTTCTAGTATACCTGGGTACTCTTTAGTAAATTTTACTTCACCTACAAACTGTGGTTCTTTAGCTCCTCTTGATTTATATTTACCTTTTGTCAATGTAGTCGCGGCTAATAAATCTTCTAAACTATTTTTATCTAATCCTAAATTTCTAACAAATGTATAAAAAGCAATTTCTTCACCCTCATCACCATATAGTTTACCCGCTTCTCTTTCTAAGTTAGAGTAATAAGCTGCAAGTACACCTATCTGTACCATAGTCTTTCTATCTTTTACATCTAGCTTTCCTAATTTATCAGTATCTAATACAGCTTCTAATAATTCTTCTGCATTTTCTGGTGTAAAGGCTTGTTGATAAATAATTCTAGGTGCTGCTGGTGCCATAAATTGAGCGAATGACCTTAATAATATTCTATCTCTAGTCAATTTGTATGCTTTTTCTTGAAACTTTTTAAACTGTTCAATTGTTTCTAATGGTTGATTTTCTGATAAAGCCAATACTCTAATACTTTCATTCATTTGTGCAGCAAAATATTCGCTATTAAATCCATCTAATTCCTGATTTGTTAAAGCTGTAATAGCTTTAGTCATATAAGCAGGTAAAAAAGTTCTTATGAATGTTTCACCTGTTCCTAGTTGTCCAATATCTTCTACTGGTAAACCGAAGGGGAAAAATATTCTTGCTAATTCATCATTGTCAAATGATGTTAAGTTTTTAAGAATACCAGCTGAAATACCTACTACTGGACCAACACCTGGAAGTAATGAAGTTGAGATTAAATTAAAACCTGCAAGAGGTGCAACAAATGCAGAATCTACATTTCTATCCTCAGATTCTCCTGGAACAAGTATTCTTGATACTGCTTCACTTTGTGGATAAACAAAGTAATCTTCTCCTGTTCTGAAATCTTTGTAAAATATACCTTGTTTTCTTCCAGCTTGTGAAATGTTAGAAAATTGCCTAACTGTAGAATAAGATTTTTGTGCAAATCCTTTACCCCATGATAAAGCTACTTCTTTGTATGCTTCAAAGAAAGGAAACATAAATCTTAAAGAATCTGCCACAAGACCCTTTTCTGATAAGTTATATAGTATTTTATTGTGTTGATTTAAAGAATATTCCATAGCATCTTGACTAGCTTCTTCTAAAGTATATTTTTTAAATCCACCACCTTTTATAGATTTTACATTTTTAAGGTCTTGTACTAATTCGTTAGGTAATTTGTCCATTCTTGCAAGTAATTTTTTTTGTCCTGCTGCATCAATTTGAGGAAGTATTTCTTTAATTCTTCTGTAATAAAATTGTTTAAAAGAAGGTATACGATTTAATCTTGATTCTGGTAGTTGCCCTAAGTAATACCATAAGAAAGAACCACCTCTTTTTTGTCTTTCTAAAAACTCATCAGCAGTTTTTTTAGCTAAATAATCTGGAGCTCCAATAATACCTGGTCTATTTTCTGATGTCCTGAGCATATTTTTTATATTCTCAGATATTTTTTGTCTTGCACCTGTTTCAAATCTATCCCAAGTTAATAAATTAACATCATCTAATTTTCCTGTAGCTATGCCTTGTAAAAGTTTATTATCATACCCTACAGTTTCATTTATATATTTAGCATACGAATCTATCAAATCATCTGAACCTTCTTTAGTCGCTAATAATGTTTTATTAACATTACCTGGTTCATATAATTTAATTTGACTTAATCTTACATCTTGCAAATCACCTTTCCAGTAAGCATCTTTTACACCATCTAATGGTTTACCATTAGCTAGAGCTTCTGATATTCCTTTTGCTAAATCTTCTTTAGCAAGATTGTTATATTGTATTTGTATTGCATCTGCAAATTTTTGTACTGTTCTAGAATCTTCCATCAACTCATCAGTCAGTGTTAAAGTTACATAATTTTCTTTCATATAAGCATTTTTGTTACTTGGTCCATACAATTTATTTTGATAATTACCAGTAGCTTTTTCAATAGCTTCATGTGATGTCATTTTACTTCTTCGTAAACCTTTAATGAATTTATCTCCCATCACATCTTCATCAAGAACTTTAAAACCAACTTTTGCTAATTTACTAGACAAAGATTTAGGCATTGACAAAAAATAAGATAAGTAACTTAAAGGATTATTTGGTAAAGCATCTAAACCATACAACCACATTCTTGGTTGACCTTCTGCTATTAGTCGTAAAGGGTAAGCAATACGAGTGACTAACTGCAATCTTGTCCATACTTTTTGTGTTGCCCATAAAAATTCACCAGTACTCCAATAAAGTTCTGGTATTGTTTTAAACATTTCATTTTCTGCAATACCTGATTTAGTTAAAATTTGACCTACAATAGTATCCCCATTAATTTTTCCTTTGAAACCAGTATCTAATTTGTTATTTAATATTTTTCCAACTGTACTTGCTTGATTTCTAAGTTGTCTTATGTTTATAAAATCAACTGTTAAATCTGTGAGTTGGTGTGGAAAAGCAATGTCAGTAGGTACAGGGTCTCCTAAAATATGTTGTGTTTGAGCCAATTTAGTTTGTATAGGTTTAATTGCCTTTTCTTTTCTAAAAGCTGTTTGGTCTATTGTATATCTTACTCCATCTGTAACAAAGCCTCTAAATGATGTTTGATAATCCATAAATGCTTGCTTGACTTCTTTATTTGCTTTAAACTCATCTAAATTATCAGCTATAGCTTTATAATATTCTTCATGGAAAACAATCTTAGCTTCTCCTAAATTTCCTTTATTAATCAAACTAGCTACTTTAAATGTCAAGTCATTTATAACTTTAGAATCTAATTTTGCTGCTGCACCATAACCTATCATGTCTTTAACAACTCCATCTATATCTTCTAAATTTCTTGTTTGAGTAGGTAAAACTCTACCTGAACCAAATACACCATAAACATTATTTTTCTTTGCATTCTTACTTATGTAATTCCAAAATGTTTTATATTGTGGGTCACTTAACCAATCATTAATAACCTTTGTGTTTCCTAATTTTGATGCACTACTATCTGGTCCAGTTTTCATACTTCTCTGAAATACAGTTTTAGCTTGTCTATAGTTTTTAGCTTCAGTCATTTTAGTTGCAAAGTCAGCATCTTTAGTTGCATCAAATAATCTTACAAATTTATTAGGTGAATCATCAGCTACTATTGTTCTAAGAGTTGCTTCCATATCTGGAGATTTAGTAAATCTTTCTATTAAAGCGTTAGCTTCTTTTGTGTTGCCTTCCTTTAATAATTTTTGTACATTATTAGAAACTTGTTTACCTCTTGATGATAATTTATTAATGTTGTCAGGTAATTTTAATGCTTTAAATGCTTGTCTTGCTTTGTTAGCAACTAAAAATGGGTCAGTTACAGCAACAAAAGCTGCATCTATAGTACCTGATAATACATTAACTTTATTTTCATCTGTGTCTACACCCAACAAATTAGAAATATATTTACCAGTAGTTATTGATTGTTCATCATATTGTAAACTTGTTGTCTTTATTTTTTCTGATTCTTCAAATGCTTTTCCTAATGGTAAAAAACCTTTTCCATTGTATTCTTCATAGAATTCATTAATGCCTTCTAAACCTATTCTTTTATACAACTCTGGAACATTACGAAAAGGTGAGCTAGGGTCTAATCCTTCTTTTTTAGAAAGTTCTTGAAAAGTATATTCAAATGAACTTGGACCTGCATCTTGTCTATATTGTGTAATTTGATTTTGAAAAGGTTGTGACCTTAAATTAATATCTTTACCAAACAATTTATTAGCTAATAATTCTGTAATTGCATTGCTTGTTGCATTATTCCTTCTATTAATTAATGAAGGTGCAACTGCAAAACTTGTAGCTGCACCTATTAATTTAGCTTTTTGTGAAGCAAACCTATCTTCATTAATTTCAAAACCTTTCTCAAATATTTCTTCTATATCTCCTGCAAGTTGTATATTAGCTCTCATTTGTGAAGCAGCTTGATGCGTTGTGCTATGTTCAAATATACTAAATCCTAAATTTATAGCTTTCATAAATGGAGATAAAGTTTTTTTACCTGCTTCTTTAACATTAGAGATAAAACTTTGAGGTACTCTTGCATAATCTGTATCTTGTTTTGCAGCAGTTTTATAAACTTGTTGTGCTAAATCTTTAACTGCATCATTGTCTGCACCTGTAGCTGAAAGGCTAGCAATTATTCCTGGAGGTAAAATGTGATATGCTTGATAAATACTTTTAGTTCTATCATAAACACCTGTTGTAACATAATTATTTTTAAAAGTTTCTTGTGCTTTTTCTAACTGTTGTTTTTTGTTAGTAGCATTTTGTAGTGATTCATAATTGTCAGCAAATAAAAAACTTGACATTATATCTCATCTAAATCTAATTCTACATTTACTACATCTATTAAATCCATTAAATCTGTTGTTGGGAATTTGGTTGCAAGTGCGATTATCATTTGGTCATTAATCTCTTGTGGTGTTAAAGTTTCACCCATTCTACCTGGTCCTACTGGAGCACCATCTGTTATAGGTTGGTCTGGTACTTGTGTTTGTGCAAAGACATCAACAGGTTGAAACTTTCTTTTAGGTGCAGCTTGTGCTTGTGGTGTACCTTCTTTAGGCAGTGGAGCAGCTTGTTGTTGTTCAGTTAATGCTTGTTGTTCACCATAATCTACACCAGGTATTCTACGCACAGCTTGTGTATTATCTTGTGTGTTTCTAGCTGGTGGTGGTACATTTAACTTTCTTTTATCAACACCTTTGTTTGAATTACTCCTGGTCGCCATCTTCATCCTCTTCTTCAAAAAATGTAAAAGTAGAACTTATAACCATATAACCAAAAGGAAACACCATTGGTGGCATTTGGTCTGTATATGCTTTACTTTGAATGTTTTCCTTTAAAATAATATCATCACATAGCTCATCAACATCTGACAAACAAAAATCTACTATCTCTTCAAACTTATTATCTATAGACATTATCCACCTAACCCACCAAGTAGTTGAGCTATGCCTGGTGGAGGACCTTGTGGTGGCAAGGCACCTCCTCCAAGCAATTCTTGTTCAGCTGTTGGTATCTCTGGCTCTTCTGCTGTAAAGAACTTATCTAAAATATTTTGCATATCATCAGGATTCTTTCTTATCTGCACAACAGCCATAGTTGCCTTTGGGTCGCCCTGTTGGGCTTGTGCTAACAATGTATCAAACAATACACTGTCTGCTTTTTCTTTTGTGATTCTATCGTTAACTCTAACAAGGTTATCTAAACCATCTAGGTTTTCTTGTAGTGTTTGTCTGTCAATAATACCAGCTTGTAGTAACTGTAAACCAGTCACAATCTTCTGTGGTTCATCATATCCAGCCATAGCTCCATACACTCTTCGTGTCTTGTAAGATGTTA